ACCGGTACTCGTGTCTGCGAGGCGACGAGCATGGCCATGGTCTTGAGCATGTCGCTGTGCGGGGTCATGCTGGCCTGCTGCACCTGGTGGATCTGCGGGATGTTGCCGTCCTCGTCGGCGCTGATCGCGTTGATCGCCTGGATGAGGCTGGTCCACGTGTTCGTGCTGAACGCGTCCTTGTTCGCGCCCAGGAACCACAGTTTAGGCACGCTGTAGAATTCGGCGCTGGCTTCCATGCGGACGACGGTGCGGAAGCCGGCGTCGACCAGGCTCATCAGGCTCCGGCTGATGCGCGAATGGCCGAATGGCCTGTCCATCTGTCTGTCGTAGGCCAGCGAGACCACCGTGGGTTGGTCGAATTCCGTGTCATACCGTTCGGCGTTCCATTTGCCCATTCGTGCGGAGCACACGTAGTTGCGGCCGGGTAGCCATACGTTGAATCCGCAGATTCTTCCGTCGTCGTCGGATTGGGTGATGGTCAGGGCTGCTGCGAGACGGTGGCGCGCCCGGTCCCAGATTCCGGCCGACCAGTCGGCGGATCTGGGGATGATCTGGATGCGGTCGGTGTGCTCCGGGTCCGCGGCCACGGTCAGGAAGCTGCAGGAATGCTTGTACGCGCTGACGATGGCCTCGCCCGCGGTCACGTCGAGCATGTTGTCGTCGAACAGCTCGTTGACGCCGAGTGTGTCGTCGCCCGTGACGCTGAACCCCTGCAGGTCGGACAGGTCGGACAGGCTTCGTACGGCCAGTTCGGGCCATCCGATCATCGCCTCGACCTTGCTTTTGATGCGGTCGGGGATGCTGATGCCGAAGTCCTTGAACCGTTCCTTGCAGTCGTAGTAGGCTCCGCGGATCGCGTTGCGCGGGTATTTGTCGCGCCACACCTTCAGCAGCTCGCGGATGACGGGCATGTCCACGGCGTCGACGCCTCCGATGGCGCCTATGCTGGCCGATCCGGTGTCAAGCCAGCTGCTGCCGGTGATCTTCGGCGCACTGGACACCGGGGTGCCGTCGGCGAGGTAGAACACCATCAGAACATCACCTCCTGTTTGCGTCCGGGGTGTCGTTTTGTCGTGTATGCGCCCCAGAGGGCGAGCGTGCAGGCGACCAGTGGGCTGATGTCCACGTCGGAGCCGAGCTTGTTCCAGCCGAACGCGCCCGATCGGCCGATCGGGCGGATGGTCGCGCCCTTGACGGCGGCCGCCAGTTGGGGTTGCATCGTGTCGGGCAGGTGGATGAGTGTTTTGTCGTTGAGCATGTCCATGAACCGGCCGCATGCGCGGCCCATCTCGTTCATGCCGGTCACCGTGGCCCGCACGTGCGCCCGTTTGAGGTCGGGCAGCAGGCTCGTGGCCGGCGACTGGGAGTCGATAACCACGCTCGCCGTTTTCGGCCAGCGTTCGGCCAGCCAGTCCACCGCCCACTGCAGGCCGTCGTGGCGCGCGTCCTTGACATCGGCCATCTGGACGAGCGCCCGACCGTCCGGGTAGCGGATCGCGCATCCGATGGTCAGCACGCTGCGGTCGGGCGGCATATCCAAGCCGAAGTTCAACGTGCCGCCGTCCGGCAGGTTTTCCGGCATGGATTCCACGGCCGCCCATTTGGCGGGGTCGATGGCCACGCTTGTCGCGGTCTCGTCCCAGATGCCCAGGGCCTCGCGGCGGAACGCGTCCGTCGGCAGGTTCTCGCGCATCCTGAGGATCGCGTCCTCGTCGGTGCGTTCCGGGTACGAGGGGTTCGCCTTGGCCCACTGTGCACGGTCGTCGGGGTCGGCGTCTCTGTCGGCGGAGAACTCGACGTACAGCAC